TACTTCAAAAAGATAGATCTTATCAGCCTACTCACTTACTTTTTTCAAAGTAAAACAGTCTATATCTGGAGCCCAGCAAAATGAGCTTCCCATACGTATCTTATTATTCCCTGCTTTCAAATGCACCGGAACAGTAATCGAAGCTATCTTTTGAGTCTCATCCGCCGACAGCGAATCAAGAAGAATCCTTTTTTCGTTATTCACACAGACTTCCAGCTTACGATCTGCTTTAGGCACATAGCGGATAGTCATTTCATATTCACCGCCCTGCTCGCTGTACACCTCTTTCCATTCTGCAAAATTCTCTTTCCGCCCTCCCAGATAACTTACCTTCATGCCTCCGGATGCTTCATGTAACGGAGCATATACGATGCTTTTCGGAGTCTTTCCCAAATCATTGAAACAAGGCAGATAAGCCCATTCCGCTTCATAAACAGTCGCTTCCAATCTCTTCTCGGACTCCATACGTAAAATCAGCACACTATGGGGAGGTAATTCTCGATTCAGAACACCCCCTTTTATCTCCGGTAAATCCTGCTGTTTCACCAGATCGCGTACCTTAACCTTTCCTCCTAATTCCAAAATATTCATCGGAACTGTAAAGCTACAAATCGTATCCGAAGGATTGTATAAAGCAACCGCACGTACGTTACCACGCTTTTGTTCTATATCCTTCACCAACACATACCCTTCATTTTCATGCTGAACTACGTATGCCTGCAATCCTAAAGGGTCTTGGTTCAAAGCTATCAGTTCTTTATTTTTCAACAGTTTTAATGACGTCTCCGGAATGGTTGTCAGATCACATCCTATCAACAAAGGTGAACTCATGATACACCACATTCCAAAATGTACCTCTTCCTCTTCAGGTTTTAGCCCTCGACCTATCTCTAGCATATCCATATCATTATAATGACCTTCTCCCGCATAGGCAAACAGATAAAGATTTTTATCGATGATATATTTTACTGACCCCCACTCCGGGCGGATATCCGCACTGATTCGCCATGAACGAGCAAGGTTTCTAGCCCAAGTACCCGGGAAAGCCCATCGACAAATATTAATAGAAACATGTCCGCAACCCAGATTATCTATAGCCTGGCGTATTTCGGTATATCGTTTTTCTTCTTCCAGATTCAATTCCTGACCGGCTCCGCAATAATCAATCTTGATAAAATCAAATCCCCACTCTTTAAAATACAACGTGGCATCCTGAAATTCATGTCCGTACAAACCGGAACCTATGCCGTTCATATCTTTATCCCAGATGGAACCACAAGTATTGCTTCCCGCATCCGAATAAATGCCGGCTTTCAATCCTAAAGAATGAATATGATCCGCTACTCCCTTCAATCCATTCGGGAAACGCTCGGGATGTGTTTGCATCACTCCTTTTTCATCCCGCCATCCAAAAAAACCGTCATCTACATTCACATAGGAATAGCCTACTTCTTTCAATCCTTTTTGCACCATAGCATCCGCTTGCCTTATTATTAAGGTGTCATTGATATGAACCCGATAGGTATTCCATGAGCTCCACCCCATAATAGGAGATTCAAAAACAGGCGTATTTTGGGCGAATACGCCGGAACATAGACCGAAAGCTAAAGTCAAAAACAAATTTCTCATATTCATTAATTCTCATTTTTTACTTAAAGAAATCATCAAGAAGGTATATCTTATGATCCTAATGGTTAACAGGAAAATAAAATCAGTTTTATCATGTAGGGAGCAAAGATAACGAAAAACTCTTACCTCCCTATATACTTTCACAAAAAATATTCGGCTGGTAGGATGTTAGCATCATAATCCGAGAATAGAATTTGACCCATAAAATAAGGTGTCCCGTATTTGTTCTGGCTTTATCTCTAAAAAAACAGAAAGCCACTGAAGTTCAGTGGCTTATCCTTTACAGTGTCGGAATGAGGCGAGCTATTGACACATTTTGCTTCCCCTAATAGGCTGATTAATAATATGGATAATCTCTCTTTTTTCATACTTCTGTCCCGATTACGTCCCAGTATTTAGGCGTAAAAAGGTCTAGCCTTTAATTCTATCATAACTACAATATTATTTATTCATTAATACTTGAATTAGCCTCTCTTTTTCTTTGAGTAACTGTTTCAGATGCTCTATTTCTTTATCTTTGTCTGCTATAACTCCAGCGGTAGCATTACCATATATAGAGGCTGCACTCCCATCGCCAACGACTGATTGGTTGAGCTGACAATTTTCATCATCAAACCAATATGAAATGGGTATATTTAATATTTTAGATATTGCCTCCAATTTAGCGGCATCAATACTTTCTTGGGATTTCCATTTAGTTATAGTAACCGCAGTTACCCCCATTCTATCAGCAAAATCCTTTTGAATAATTCTTTTTTTTCTAAATAATTCATCTAATTGATTTCCAAAGTGTTTCATATTTATAATTAAAATGATAGGAAATTAATTATTAAAGCATTTGGAAATTAATTTCCTTAAATTTATATTTGCATTATAAATCTACAAAACAATATTCAATATTTAATTAAATATGGAAGAAAAAAAGAAGAAAAAAACAATTGATGGCATGGCATTACGAACCTATTTGCGCAGTTTACCAGTATGTGAATCATCTGAGATGGCTAAAAGGCTCGCTGATGAATGCAAGGTGCCGATTTATACGTTTAATAATTGGCGGAGTGGTTGGGTACGAATACCTGAACTAGCGAAGGATAAGATAGAAGAAGTGGCTAGAGGGAAAATATTTGAGCGTGAATAACTTGTAGTAGAAATTAATAAATGTGATAAACTTAAATTGTGAATGATATGAAAGTAATACTATTAGTAGGAGCTCCTCGGTGTGGAAAAACTCAGTTGGCACTTCAAATGTGCAAAAACAAGCGTAGTGTTTTTTATGATGTCAGATCATCAAGTCTTAAAAGTTTCTTGGAACATATTGATACAAATGTTGATGTAATGGTGTTTGATGACATCCCGGAATGGCAGTTACAGTATTACGAGGCGTTGGTCAGAGGGGATTATTTTCAAGGTGATTTTACTGTTGTTCTGACAACAAATTATTTTCCGGAATGGGTGACAAAATATCCTGATGTATTGGTGTTGGACGAGATTGGTATAAAGAAGAATGGATCGTCTGTTATTGCTAAAGTAAGAAATTATGAAAAGTGCTAAAATAGAAATGAATAAAGGATTGCTTGAGGCATGGCTTGAAGCAGTCCACGAGAACGGTCTTCCTGTCAATATTCAAACAGGAAGGGAATACAATGATTGTAATGGTGACCGGACAGTGGAGGTGCTTATGGAGTATGACGAAAGTGACAAGATGCTTGTTATGGGGGCTTTGAATGCTACGATTAATGAGTGGGCTGGTCTAGTTTGATTCGAAACGGAACAGATATGAAACAGACAACCACGTCCGAATTTAAATATTGGCTCCGGATACATGGCATCCAATTAAAATGGTTGGGTACTGGTACCAAAAACAATCCAATCAAGATTAAATCAAAAAAAAAGAAATAAATAACCATGAATAGTGACAGACAGAAGATATTAACTGATTATATTTCTTACATATACACGACAGGAAGGACTTATGATACTATCGGGAAATATATCAAGCATGTCACGGATTTTTTAGAGATGGCCAAAGAAGTGAACCGCCGTGGTTATTTGAATTACAAACGTGAAAATGCTGATGTCATGGTGCGTCATTCATTAATGTGTTCAGCTATATGCGATCTATTATCCTTTCTCAACATCGGATATGGAAAAAGGGAAAAGACGGTGAAACCTTTGGAAAAGCTTGACGTCATTTCAGAGAAAAATAAGAAACTACTCCATGATTTCATAATATGGTTGACTGATAACAATGATTATTCGCCACATACAGTGGATATTTATTATACATCCTTGAAGCAATACTTTGAATATGTGAATGAGATCAATATGGAAAACTGCAAGCGGTTTATACGGACTTTAGAAGAAAAATCATTATCCCCACAGACTATCCGTCTACGTATCACCGCTTTGGAAAAATTTTCTAAATGGCTTAAAAAACCGATAGAGCTTAAGCGACCTAAGACGAAGCGCAAGCTCGATGTAAACAATGTCCCGACAGAAGAGGAGTACAACCGCCTACTGGATTTTCTGAAAACGAAATCCAACAAGGATTACTACTTTTTTATCAAAGTATTGGGTACAACGGGTGCCCGTCTGTCAGAATTCCAGCAGTTCACGTGGGAAGACATTATATCCGGGGAGGTAACACTAAGAGGGAAGGGTAACAAGTACCGTCGATTTTTCTTTCAAAAACAGCTACAGCAAGAAGCGAAGGCTTATGCTAAGGAACATGGTAAAACCGGGATTTTTGCGGTAGGGAGATTCGGTCCGATCACACAGCGGGGCTTTTCCCAGCACTTGAAAGCATGGGGAAAACATTGCGGTATTGATTCAAGGAAGATGCACGCCCACGCCTTTCGTCATTTTTTCGCTAAAATGTTCCTGAAAAAAAACAAAGATGTTATTCAACTGGCTGATCTTTTAGGTCATGGGAGTGTAGACACAACAAGAATTTATTTACAAAAGAGTTATGACGAGCAAAAAAGAGATTTTAATCGAAACGTTACATGGTAGCCTTGAACCATTTAAGCAGCTTCCGACCCTGATTGACAAGGAAACCATTTATGACGAGACTGGACATGTAGACACCGAGTTTCTGACAGCCATACTGGAGTGGATGTCAGTCAATGCCTCCATTGCTATCGGTGTACAAAAATCATTACACAGACTGTTAGGCATTGAGGAGAATAAAGAAAGCAAGAAAGGTACAGCTGACAGTGGGAAGAACTGGAGCGTTGAAGAGATACTGCGGCATTGTACCTTGGAGAACGGTTTGTTGAAACTTCCCAATGTGCAGTTTTGTAAGAAATCGTATGCCGAGGCTAAGAAATGGATTGAAGAAGCCGGCGGATCTTGGCAGGGTGGAAAGGCTCAAGGGTTTACATTCCCGTTCAATCCGGAGAGGGTGTTCTCAATTCTTAAAGAAGGGAAGCGCTGTAATCTTCAGCAGGAATACCAGTTTTTTGAAACGCCGGCTGAGGTGGCGGACTGGCTGGTTATGCTTGCCGGCGGAATACATGAAAATGATACGGTACTGGAACCGAGTGCCGGCCGCGGTGCTCTCATTAAAGCCATTCATCGAGCTTGTCCTTCTGTAACAGTGGAATGCTATGAACTGATGCCGGAAAACAGAGAGTTTTTGCATTCGTTGGAAAATGTGATACTGCTTGATGAAGATTTTACGAAAGACAGTGTAGGGCATTACACTAAGATTATTGCCAATCCTCCATTTTCCGGTAATCAGGATATAGCTCATGTAAAGCTTATGTATGAACGTTTGGAGCAAGGTGGAACCCTTGCGGCAATAACTAGCCAACACTGGAAATTCGCTTCGGAAAAGAAATGTATTGATTTCCGAAACTGGCTGAAAGAAGTACATGGAGAAGTGTTTGAAATCAGCGCAGGCGAGTTTAAAGAGAGTGGCACTTCTATTAGTACAATGGCGGTAGTTATAAAAAAATAATTCAAAATAGATATAGATATGAATATAGACACAGAGTTTAATGTAGGTGATAGTGTATGTTACCTAAGTGGTGACAAAATATATCATACCACCGTTGGCAAAATAACTATTGAAATATCCTATGAGGATCATAGCTTTTTGATGGTTTACAAACTATCTGACGGTGTAAGTGTACCAAGAAATAATTATCCACAATGGGATAAAAGGCTTTTTAGAAACAAAAAGAGTTTAATAAAATATTTATCAGAATCATAACATGAACAGAAATGAGCAAAAAAATAATACTTGACGCTTGCTGTGGAAGCCGGATGTTTTGGTTTGATAAGAAGAATCCAAACGTTCTCTTCCAAGATATTCGTGATGTCGAATATGTTTTATGCGATGGTCGTAAGCTGGAAGTCCATCCTGATGTGGTTGCCGACTTTACAGCAATGCCGTATCCGGACAGTTCTTTTAAACTTGTAGTCTTTGATCCTCCACACCTTGATAATGCGAACGAGGGTGCATATATGGCTCAAAAGTATGGAACGATTCGACGGTTTAAGTGGCAGGAAGATATAAAGAAAGGATTCAGCGAATGTATGCGAGTGCTTGAACCGAACGGAGTGCTGATTTTCAAATGGAACGAAACTCGTATTCCTGTAAGACGAATATTGGAGATAATCAATGAGCGGCCGCTATTCGGGCATAAGTCCGGAAAAGCATCTAAAACTCATTGGATGTGCTTTATGAAACTGCCAATTAACTAATAACTAATTTAAAAATGAGTAAATCAGAAGAATATATTGAAATCAAGAGTTTTGTGGTAGTCAATCCCAACTTCCCGGTTATCACAAAAGAAAGTGCTCTTAAAGCCGTTGCAATGGCAGAGGAAGAAATGAAACGGAAAGCCATCGAAGTTCTTTCCTCTGTTTTGGATAACTGGGTGCATGGTGGTGACGCAGACTGTATCATTGCGGAGTTTGAGGAAAGATTAACTGAAGGATAAAAACAGAACGGGCGCCCTGCGGCATACAATAATATGCGGGGCGCCCGTTGTCAATGAGAAGTTATCGTGTTTCTTTCCGCAGTCTTTCCCTGACCTGCCGCTCCGTGAATCCGAATGCCGCGGCGAACTGTTTGAATTTCTCCTTCTGCCCGGAGGGGAGAAGGGAGTACAGGCTTGAGAACGGCGTGCCGCCTTCCAGCGCTTTCCTGATTTCTTTCTTTTTCATATAAGTTCCTTTATCTGTTTCTTACAACATTCACAATCACACAGCAGCAACCTGGCCTTGTCGAACATCTTCTGTCCTATATTGCCGGACAGGTAGCATATCTCCTCGCCCCACGGGTCGATCCCCAGCGCCTTTGCCATGTGCGCTTCCAGGTGCTTCCTTTCGTGGTCATAGGAGTTCTGGAACTCGGCGGGCGACGATGTGGTCCCTATCACCATGACCGTCTGCCTTGTGCCGTAGTTGGAATAGGTGAGTCCGGTATCCGGTTTGCCGGAGGACAGGTTCCTGTACGCCGTTTCCAGATCATCCCCGCGGCAGCCTATGTCATAGAGCCTGCCCATGATCTCGTCGGTGTAGTAACAGTCCACGGCATAGTAGACCTCCACCTTCCATCTGTACTCCTCTATGTCAAACCGCTGGCGGATCATAACATCTCGTCCCATTCCACCGGTTCCCCGGCCCTTGTCATTTTCGCATACCACATGCACATGACCATGCCTTCCGGAGCGTCATGGTCATCTATGATATCCTTGACGTAGAGTGCCAGATGGGGCTCGTCGGCAATGGAGGACTTGAAACAGTCCGCTTTTGCCTGGTTGGCCACGTATACATAGTCATATAATGTGTTGTTCTCCACCCTGACCCCGTTCTTGGCCAGAAGCTCGTCCACCTTGTCCTTGGTCATGGGTTCGATCTTCTCGCTTTTTCCGGTTGCCGGGTTCATCCTGCGCATGAGTGACACGGCGAAGTCGCACAGCTTCTTGTTGAAGTGCCAGCCATTGTGCCGGAGATACGCCGTCATCTCCTTTGGCCGGTCATCATATATGTCCAGAGGTTCCTTTGTCCTGTTCATGGTCTTCTTGTTAGCCGGGACGGGGGAATCCTCCGTCCCGGCGGGTTAAACTAACGGTATCTTGAATAGCGTCCTGTTCCGGGCACTCCGCGGCGCTGGCCCATCGAGCCGCCGCCATAACGGTTCCCGTATCCTCCGCCGTATCCGCCACGGTTTCCATAACCGCCACGTTGTCCCATGTCGTCATACTCGTCATAGTCATCGTAGCCGTCGTCGCGTTGTCCCATGCCGCTCCCTTCCGAGAGTTCCTCAATGCACTGCATGAGCTTGCCGCCATACTTGAGCATTTTTTCGGCATAATCGGACATTCTCTCGACCTTGCTGTCTTCTATCTCGATCATCATCATACTTGTTGTTTTTTAGGATTGTTCGTACTGGGCCTTTCCGCGGGTTTAAGCAGTTCGGCCATCATGGCCTTCAGCTCGGATATCTCCTCCCTGAGAGCCTTGTTTTCCGCCTCCTGTCTCTGTCTTTCGGCAAACTCGGGATTCAGGATCTCCATCATCTTGCCGCAGGCGTCCACTATGGCACGGTGGTGGTCTATGCTCCTGAGTATCTCCGCGGACCTGTTCCTCATGGCCGCCACCTCGGAGTTCATCGACTCCCTTGATCCGGATATGACCATGTTCCCGCCTCCGGGGAAATTCGCGTCGGCGATGTCCGCCCCCGCGGGTATTTTCTGGAACGTGACGGTCTGTTCGCCGACCTTGACGGTGATGTCCACCACCATCTTCATCGGCTGGCCGAACATAACCGGCTGTGTCCCGTCCGGGACCGGGTTGGATACTCCCGCAATGGCACCGACCTCCACATAAGGCGTCCCGTCCTTATGGAGTATGTAAAACTGGCTGTTGACTCTTAAATTTTGGAAAGGCATAATTGTTTCTTTTTAAATGAGGGATTCCTCCCTCCGTGTTCTTAAACTACTCCGGTCATTATCTGCAGGGTGTTTGTCGTCCTGTCGAACCAGAACTCGAACACTCCCGTACCGGGAATGTCGGCTGCCGTCAGCGCCTCGCCGTTGTACTTGGTCACGGCCTGCGTTGCCCCGTTTGTCTCGAACAGGACCGGCAGCGTCCCGGTTGTTCCTGTGGGAACGGCCTGCGCCAGGTCGATGTAGATGGTTCCCCTGTACCAGGCATTCACGAATGAATGGTTCGGGAAGGAGAACACCACATTGTCGGCGGTGACATTCACTCCGGATGTGGCTATTGCGGCCGATCCGCGTCTGTTAACGAATTGAAAAGGAAATGGCATGATTACCTCCTTTCTCCGGGTCAACCCCAGAAACCGTTACCCGCCCCGAAACCGAAGCCGTATCCAAGACCATATTGGGCCGCCACACAGGTGGGGATTCCCACAACCGGGCTGTACGGCACCTTGGCCACTTCGGGCTGGTTGCACTCAATCTTCGCCAGACGGGCGCTCAGATCACCCAGCGCGGCGTTGACAGGCGCGATGGTCTGTGCGGACACCTGTGCGAAATACGCGTTCTGGTGCTCCTGCGAGAGCTGGTTGACAAGCGTGCTGTTTCTTTCCCGCAACGTGTCGATCTTGTCAAGCAGCGCCTGGTTCTGCATGGCGTCCAGCTTGCTGATGATGGCGTTGGTGTTGGCCGTGCCTGCGTCACGCAATGCGAGCGTGTTCTGGTTGGCCGTGTTCACCAGGGTGTTAGTCTGGTTGCAGACGGACAGCTGGTTCTCGTAGCCCATTTTGGTAATGTTCTCGTTTGTCTGGCAGCAGCACTGGCAGATCTGCGACTGGATGGCGTTATTGCCCTGCATGATCGCGGTGACGATCTGGTTGGTGTTCATGCCCATCTGGTTGCCGATGTTGCATATCTGCATGCCAAGACCGTTTATGGCGGCCTGTACGGCATCGGAAGAGGTGTTCAACGCGGTGGCCAGGCTCTGGATGTCGTATCCGTTGCGTTGTACGGCCTGCATGATCACGGCGGTGTTCGCGTCGTTCTGCACGAAGGGTACCACGCCGCCCTGTCCGTTGCCCATCATTCCGCCACGGGCGCCGCCGAAGCCTCCCATGCCTCCCCATCCCATCAGGATGAACAGAAGCAGGATGGCGAACAGATCGTCACCCCAGCCGTTGCCGTTACGGCTGTTGCCGTTTCCCATCAGCGCCAGGATGTTCGGATCCACACCGCGCTGTTGCATCAGCGCCGGAAGCATGGCCAGAATGCCGTTGGTGCCGCCTCCGGAGTTCCCGTTCTCGGGGAACACAAAAGTTCTTGATTCACTCATAGTTGTATTTGTATTTTGTAGTTCCGGTCACTAATCCGACCGTGGTGCAAACATACTCAACTACACGCACTCCGTCGAGCGTCCTGTTCTGATGTGTTTCCTTATTTGTTCCAGATATATTCCGATCATCGGCGAGGTGATGTTCCGGGCCAGCAGGTGCCGTATCCCCCGTGCCGTGCGGTTGGTCATCCCCGCTATCTGGTCCGGATACAGGCCGGCTTCCGAGAGCAGCCTGACAAGCACATATCTGGCGTCCGTGGACTCCATGTCCCTGAAATCGCCCAATATCCGTTCCTTCGGCACTTCCGTTTCACGCTCGGTCAGGCCGAGCAGGTTGAAGAAAATTTCGCTCTTGCACATAAACTTCCAATTTTTATTATTACTTTTGTGCACCCACATAAATAGATACACCAATTCACGTCAAGGACTTTAGCCCTCAGCGTGTGGATTGGTGTATCTATTTTTCGTTTTTATGTGGGAATTTAAACGAGCGTTGAGGGCTTTTTTATTTTAACCCTCCCTTTGTTGCATATTTATTTCATAATCACTACTTTTGTGCATAGGTATCAGGTGTTATCACAAAACAAGTTTTCAGGGTATGTCAAGAGGTCGCAGTTCGGAACTGATCATGAAGCGTAACGAGGCACTGTTGCGCCGCTATTATTATTGGACGGAAATCCAGCGTCTTCGTTTTGACGACGCGTTGAAGATCCTTTCCGAGAAGGAGTTCTTCATCAGCGTGGACCGCATCATGGCCATCATCCGTTCAAACTGCAACAGACTGAAGGATATCGATGTCAAGCCGGTCCCCAAAATAAAGAAGCCCCGTCTTACCGCCGCCCAGCTCTCCCTTTTTACCGACTGACCGCATTATCCCACACGGTACATTCATAGTGTGTCTCATAGACCTTTATCCCCCTGGGCATCGTGTGGAACCTGCTTCTTTTCCTCATAAGCGGTGTCTGGCAGCATTCAGGTTTGTACATCTGCAGAAGCGCGTCCACCTCTTTCATCCGTTCCATTCTTCCGGCGGCCTTGTCCGCCGTGCCACTGGTGTAATGCGTGTCATCATAGCAGTCAACAGCCAGCCTGACAATGACCGATACCGTTCCTTTCTGCATGTATCCGCCCGCCCCTCCCAGTGTCTGCCATTCCACCTCGGGCGTGTCAACCAGCACCATGGGGAATACCATCGGATAGGTTTCGGAGTCCCCGTCGTCACGGTAGAGCATGTCCAGCTGCCCGTAATCCTCGTCCACCTGTTTGTTCAGCCATGCTATGTTGTCGGCTATTCTTTTCTGAATGTCATTGAATAAAGTTTCCATGTCATTTTAACAATATATTGGTTATTTCCTTTTCCGTTTCCTTTCTCGTCATTTCACGCAGCTCCCGGCTTGGTCCGATGAACTGTCGCCGGGGCATGTCCGCCTTAACGTCAAGCCTCTGTTTCCTTGTCAGGGCCATCGCCTTCCATTTCAGGGCTTCGGGCGGTGCCGCCTCTGCCTTCTGCCTGCGGGCCTTTTTCCCCATCCTTCTGGTGATGCCCGCTTCCTTGAAGTACATCCTCCATGCCATCTTCCGCATCTTGGCGGTTACTCTCGGATGTGTGGTCATGCGTCCCCCGTAGTTGTGGATTCCCGCATATTCCACGGCATTCCGTATCGTCACCTTGTAAGGCTCCGCCACATACTCCGAACTTCGGGACAGGCGGTTACGCCGGCTTAGCAGGGGACCGTATGTGCCTGCCGCCCCCTTGGCGGAATCCTGTCTCCTTGTTCTCTTCCAGGGATGCAGCCCTCCGTCATAAAAACCTCCCTCGCGGAAATTCCTGTTTACAAGGTTCACCGCTTTTGCTCCGATCCTGCGGGGCAGCGTCCTGCTGAAGGCCTTCCGAAGTTCCTTCTCCTTTCTGCGGAGTTCCCTGACGGCGTCATTCACATTCATTTTTTTCTCCTTTCCATAAAGCCCCTTACGGTTTTTTCAGCCGAAGGATACGCATGGGCGATATAGGGATGCGTGTCGCTGAACAGCTTTCCGTCCTCCTCCGGGTTGTTGTCCAGCCCTGGTGAGGGCCGATAGTCCGATAACGGCACATCATACCCGGGCGTCGGCTTGTCGTCCGTCTGCTCCAGCGAGCATTTGCAGTTCCACCGGTCTCCGGGACGGTGGCTTTTCCAAAACCTATGTCCTTTGGGCAAAGTCAGGTCAATCCCCCAGAACTGGGCATGTACGGGATCGGGGTCTGCGCTGGTGGTGGGAAGCCACCGCAGGTTCGGAAGGATGTCCGCATCCCTGTCGAACAGCTTCCAGTCAGCCGCCTGGCGGGCACGCAGTACCGCCGTATCGTACTCGGTTTCGAGCCAAGCCGTATTGTACGTGCCGATAATCGCCTGCACGTCTTCCAGGAACCGGGAAAAAGGTTTCAGGCTTCCCTTTTCGTCCAGCAGTTGCGAGGCAATGTCGTTCTGCATCCGGTGGGTGCGGAAAGCGGAGAACACATCGAGGTTGTCGCGTATCTGCTCCAGGAACACTTCCTCCAGCCTGTCATTGTCGCTTTGACCGAATCCTTCCTCCGCCGCACGGCCGAAAGTTCTGACCGTAGCCAGGAACAGATCCTCGTCTATTTCCGTTCTTACATCAAACGTCCGGTAGAATATATCCCTCAGCACTTTCGCCATCAGCTCCCTTGTGAACTCAAACGAAACGGCTGCCCCCTGCATGCGGGAATCCGCATGGCCGTGACAACGGCGGCAGTGCTCCCCGTAGAGGTCGTCCATTACCATTTTAAAGCCCCTTTCCGCGGGGCGGCGACGAAAAAAGACCTGATACGGTTTACAATACCGTCCTCCTTCCGCTTGTTCCTTTCAGGAGAGGGTTGTTCTTTCTCCTGTGCACCGTTGTCTGCCGGCTTTCCGTTTCCGAAGGCCGTCTCTTCCTTGAGCCGGTCATAGTTGTCCGGTTTAGGGATTCCCGTAGCCTCGTACACGTATTCATCCGATACGGGGGTTCCCATCTGGCGCATCCGGGATATGATGTTTATCTCCTGCTCGGCGGTGGTTTCCTTGGGCTTGACATAATAGAACTCTCCGCCCCGTGTGTCGTACCCGAAAGCGGTGAAGATATCGGTCATGTCATAGTTCAGGGTGTTCAGTACCAGGATCCGGTCCGCCTCGTTCAGTTTTTTCTCTCCCTTCTCCTGTACGGTCCCCAGTGCCTGCGTGCCACGTTCCGAGGCCTGCGTGGTGAGCGTGTTTCCCAGCACGATCTTGCTGATCTCGTCATTGCATGTGTCGTACAGGGTCCTGTACAGGTCGGAGCTGCCGCTTTTGTTGCCGCTT